AAATATGTGGATTATATGAAAATGTTGCAAAAATACAACAATTTTAAAACGAAAAGAGAACATTTATAGGATTTTATGACGTGATCCTAGAAATCACGCCATGCGTCCTGACTTTTTCCGTCTCCATCAAAAGTCATAAGTGTATTATATCATTTTTTAACGTTTTAGTCAAGCACTTATAAATAGTTATTATTAAATTATTAGTTATTCAAAGGAAAAAACTATGTACGAGTATAAATGCAAAATTGTAAAAATAGTTGACGGTGATACCGTTGATATTGACTTAGATTTGGGTTTTGGCGTTTGGTTAAGAGATGAAAGAGTCCGAATTATGGGCATTGACACTCCTGAAAGTAGAACGTCTGACAAAATCGAAAAAGTATTTGGTCTAGCGGCGAAAGAAAGACTAAATTCACTACTAGGTGGCGAAGCTATCTTGTTATCACAAGTAACAAAAGGCGGAGAGAATATGAAAGGTAAATTTGGTCGTATTCTTGGTAACTTCAAAACGATAGATGGCAAAAATGTTGTTGAAACATTGATGAGCGAAGGACACGCTGTTGCTTACAACGGTGGCAATAAAGATGATGTTGAAAAACAACATTTAGCGAATAGACAAAGATTAGTTAATGAAGGAAAAGTTCCTACACCAGAAGGTATGGGTGTTGAGGTAAAAAAAGAAGTAATAGCTAAAGTAACATCAAAGAAAAAAAAGAATAAAAAGAAAAAGTAATAATATAGGAGGATACTCCAATGAAATATCTTAAAAAAGTATTTGATTGGTTTTTTCAAGCATATGAACCTGAAAGACCTAAATTAAAAACTTATAATTACAAAGGTAGAACATACTACCTGAGGAAACGGAAGAAACAATAAATGCCAGCGGTAACTAGAGTAGGATTAGACAGTCATGTAGGTCACGCAAGTCCTACACCCAATCCTTTTCATCAAACTGCATATGCGGTTGGTTCGTCAAACGTTTTCACAAATTCTGCTAAAACTGTTCGTGTAGGAGATACTACTTCATGTGGTGATCCGGCTGCTGCAGGAAGTCCTGATGTATTTGTAAATAAAATTAAAGTACATAGACTAGGTGACGCAACTGCTGGTCATGGAAGTTTTGTTCCAAATGCTTCTGCCTCAGGATCAGGTAATGTATTTGCAAATGGATAATATCGTTATAAATAGTAGTAGGAGAGATTAAATGGCAAATTATGACGCTGGCTCAGTATCAAATAAAAGTAAAAGAAGTGCGAGAATCTTTAAAGATTTAAACTTAGATTTTCAACAGAATTCTGCTACTAAAGATATTCAAAGAGTTGAAGACGTTGAGGCGGTAAAAAGAAGTGTGCGAAATTTAATTAGTTTAAATCATTATGAAAAACCTTTTCATCCAGAGATAGGATCTAATTTGAGAGGTATGTTATTTGAAAATATAACTCCACAAATAAGTCACTATATTGGAAAACAAATAGAATTTTTAATTAAAAATTACGAACCAAGATGTAGATTGGTAGAGGTTGCAAATAGACCTAACATAGATAGAAACGGATACTCAGTTTCAATATCTTTTTATGTAGTCAACAGTCCTAATCCAGTTCAAGTAGAAACATTTTTAGAAAGATTAAGATAATATGGCAACAAAACTAGACATATCACAATTAGACTTTGACGGTATCAAAGATAATCTAAAAACTTTCCTATCACAACAGGATCAGTTTACTGATTATAATTTTGAAGGTGCTGGGATGAATGTTCTATTAGATGTTCTTGCCTACAATACACACTATCTTGGATACAACGCTAACATGATGGCAAACGAGATGTTTCTTGATAGTGCTGATCAAAGATCAAGTGTAGTATCACTAGCAAAACAAGTTGGTTACACTACTAGAAGTGCTACATCTTCACAGGCAACAATTGATGTTGTTGTTAATAATGGAACAGGTGCCTCTATTACAATGTCAAGAGGAACAAAATTTACAACTACGGTTGACGGAACAAATTATTCTTTTGTGAATAATGCCGACATAAGTATTTCACCATCAGATGGTGTTTACACATTTTCTGATCTAGTTATTTACGAGGGCACATATTTAAACTTTAAATACACAGCAAACACAACCGACACAGATCAAAGATTTATTGTACCAAATGATAATGTAGATACAAATACATTAACCGTTAAAGTTCAAGAATCTTCTTCTGACTCTACAACAAATACATATAAACTAGCAACTGGTATTACGGCAATAGATTCTACATCTAAAGTTTTCTTTTTACAAGAAGTTGAAAACGGAAGATTTGAAGTTTACTTTGGTGATGGTGTTTTAGGACAAGCAATTGCTGATGGTAACATTGTCATACTAGATTACATAACTTGTAATAGAGAAGAACCAAATGGTGCTAGTTCATTTACATTATCAGGAACAGTTGGTGGTTTTTCAGATGTGACCATAACAACAAAAGGTAATGCTGCTGGTGGTGATGATCCTGAAACAATTAAATCAATTAAGTATAATGCACCTAGAGATTATACATCACAAGATAGAGCAGTTACGGCAGATGATTATAAAGTTCTTGTTAAGAGTTTATATGCTAATGCTCAATCAGTTCAAGTTTATGGTGGTGAAGATGCTGCCGTTCCTGACTACGGAAAAGTTTATATTTCTATTAAGGCAAAATCAGGTTCTAATTTAACAGAGGTGACTAAGGTAAGTTTAGTAAGAAGTCTTAAATCATTTGCTGTTGCTTCGGTGACACCTGTGATTATTGATCCTGAAACTACTTTTATTATTTTAGAAACAACTTTCAAATACAATTCTGGTGCAACAACTAAAGATGTATCAACAATTGAAACAAATGTATTGGATGCTATTACAACTTACAATACAGATACACTAGAGGATTTTACAGGTATGTTTAGATATTCAGCAGTAGGAAAAACTATTGATGAAGCCGAATCATCTATATTATCTAACATTACTAAAATTAAGATGTATAAATTCATTACACCTACTTTAAATTCAGGATTAAAATACACTATATCATTTAACAACGCATTTTACAATCCACACTCTGGACATAATACAAGTGGTGGTGGAATTGTATCTTCAACAGGATTTAAAATTAATAATGACAGTTCAACTAATGAACATTTTTTAGATGATGATGGTGCAGGTAATATAAGAGTTTATTATCTAAGTGGTACTACAAGAGTTTATACAAGCACTACTTATGGTACGATTGATTACACAACTGGAGAAATAATTTTAACTTCCGCTCATATAACAAGTATATCAAACGTTGATGGTGCGGTTAGTACTCGAATAAGAGTAACGGTATTACCAAGTTCAAACGATATAGTACCTGTAAGAAATCAAGTATTATCAATTGATGTTGCAAACTCAACTATAACTGGATCAGTAGATACAATAGAAAGTGGTAGTTCACAGGCAGGAACATCTTACACAACTACTAGTAGTTATTAGGTGTTGACTAATGGACATTAAAAAAACAAATAAAAAAAAACTATCCACACTCATTAAACAACAGGTACCTGAGTTTGTACTAACAGATCATCCTAAGTTTGCAGAATTTCTTACTTCATACTATTTGTTTATGGAATCTGCTGAATTAAATTTAGATACATTCACAGATATAGATCAGATACTTTTAGAAACAGTAGGAACAACAGACAGTTTTGTATTACTAGATCAGACAGATAAAAATGGAAGAGATAAAGGTAATAAAGTTGTAGATGAAGAAAATACTTTCGGTGGTTCTTTTCAAAAAGGTGAGGTCATTACAGGTTCGGTATCTGGTGCAACTTCAACTGTGTTGGCAGAAGACATCATATTAAATAGTAGATTATTTATTTCAGCAAACAATGGTTGGATAACAGGAGAAACTCTTACAGGTTCTACCTCTGGTGCAACAGCAAAAGTTGCCAAGTATCGTGCAAATCCAGTTGAGAACATTCAACAACTTTTAAACTATTCTGATCCTGATCATACGATAAGTGATTTCTTATCTCAAATGAAAAAAGAGTTTCTTAATACAATTCCTGAGGATACAGATGACGCCGTAGATACAAGAAAACTGATCAAGAATATTAAATCTTTATATAGAACAAAAGGTACTGAAAAAGCACACAAGGCTTTCTTTAAAATATTATTTAACGAATCAGCAGAAGTTTACACTCCATCAGATGATATGTTAAGAGTATCAGACGGTTCTTGGAACGTTCAGACTTTTCTTCGTTGTACACAAACAACATTACAACAAGCACAAGATCCTATCTTTCTAACAGGACAAACAATCACACAAGCAAATGATCCATCAGACTCAAACGTAAATCTGGCAACTGCAATTGTTGAAACTGTATTAAAATTTCAAGAAGGTAGTACACAAATTATTGAGATCATACTTAATACAGAAACAACAACAGGTA